GCTAAAGATCAAAACATATCTATCTGGTTCTTTGCCCACCTCAATGCACCCAAAGTCGGGGAACCACATGAACGTGGCGGCACCGTCTACTCACATCAGTTTAGTGGTTCGAGGAGTATGATGCGGTCTACTCAATATATGTTGGGCCTTGAGGGGAACAAAGATCCCAATCTGCCTGAAGAGCAAAGAAATTTAAGGCAGTTAGTGATGTTAGAAGATAGGCAGTACGGAAGCAGTGGTGTAGTTTCTCTGTACTGGGACAAGAATACTGGTCTTTTCAATGAGATTAAGGAGTAGATGATGCCAATAACCACAGACCCGGAGTGGACTGAAGCTGCAAAACGCAGTGAAAAGCGGCGGTTAAAAGATAAAGTTTACAGGGCGGTTGAGGATCACCACCGTAACAGCCTGTCTCAGTTGATAGGGTTGGCCTACACCTCTTTACAAAACCATGCAGATGCTGAAGAAGCAGTACAGGATGCCTATGTAAGAGCTTTATCTTATTGGGGAAGCTATGATTATGAGCTTGGAATGCAGAAGTGGTACCTTCAGATATTGAGAAATTGTATTGCCAATAAGTGGAATGAGATCAACAGAGATGGGATGGTAGTGGAATACGATGCTAAGAAAGATAATCGACTAGCGAATGAGAGCGGTTTGAGCAGATACCAACAATCTTTTATAATGGAAACCATAAGTGATTTGCCTGACAGCCACAAGCGGGTAATAGAACTTTACCTCCATCATGGGATGACCCGCCTAGAGATCTCTGAACTAGTCCCTGAAAACGTAAGGAATGTGGATAAGATCATTGAGCGGTTTACTGACAACCTCAAAGGTGAGGGGTTGGAAGAAGAATGAAAGCAGTAGTTTTTGACCTTGAGGCTAACGGCTTATTACCTGATGCTACCAAGGTCTGGTGTGGGGTTGTCAAAGACCTGAGCACCAAGGAGGTGTTAACTTTTGCACCAAGTAAGCTTAAGCATCTCCTTAAATTCTTAGACACATGTGACATAATTGTCACACATGGAGGTACTGCGTATGATTGGCCGCTACTTTATAAGCTCTACGGATACAACTACGAGGGGAGGAAGATCGACACTTTACTTATCAGTAGGCTACAGCGTCCCGCCCGGACTTTGCCTGTCCATTGTGGAAATAGAAGGGCTGGACCACATAGTGTTGAAGCTTGGGGATGGCGAGTCGGTATGGGTAAAGTTGAAGTTGCCATCGAAGAGTGGGAGACGTACTCCCCTCTCATTCTTGAGAGATGTGCTGTGGATGTGGAAATACAGCATAAAATCCTGACAGCCCTCCAGAATGAAGCTGAAGGGGAAGGCTGGGGTAGAGCTATCAAAGCTACTGGTCAACTCTTCGCCAACCTCCAGCAACAATCTGAGTACGGCTGGACAGTGGATGTGCCCCACCTAGAGAATAGCATTGTACAACTGACAAAGTGGATAGATAAGATAGATGAAAAAACCGAGCCATACTTGCCATTTCTATGCGAACCCAAGGAACACAAGGTCAAAGGTGTTTATGGTTACATCAAGAAACCATTCAAGAAAGACGGAACTCTTAGTGTTGCGTCGGAGCGTAGTGTTTCTGCTGGCCTGTGTCATAGTTCTATCTCTGGTCCATTTTCTAGAGTAGAGTTTAGGAAAGTAGATGTCAGTCTGACTCAGGAAATTAAGAAATTTCTACTGGATCAGGGGTGGCAGCCAGCTGCTTATAATTATAATGATGAAGGTGAAAAGACGAGCCCCAAACTGAACAAGGAAGACCCCTTCACAGGCGTCCAAGGTGCCTTGGGTAGGCTAGTGGTACGGAGAGTTCAATGTAGGCACTGGCGGGCCGTTCTAGAGGGCTGGAGGGGCACTGTAAGAGAAGACGGTCGTATGCCATCAGTGGTCACAGGTTTAACCGTCACTGCAAGGGCTCGGCATAAGGGGTTGGTCAATGTGCCAAGACCTTCCTCTTTTTTCGGCAAGCAGATCAGAAGTTGCTTTGTGGCCAAGGAGGGTTGGGTACTGGTAGGGGCGGATGCTGCCAGTTGTCAGATGCGGATGCTCTGCGAAAGAATGGGAGACCCTGTCTACACCAAGGCTGTACTGTCGGAGGACCACCATGAAGTAAACAGGATAGCTGCCGGGTTAGAAAACAGAGACCAAGCTAAGACATTCTTCTACGCTCTGATCTTTGGCGCTGGAGACACGAAGATTGGGAAGATTGTAGGGGGTAGTCAAGCAGCTGGTAAAAGGCTTAAACAGAAGTTCTTTAACCAACTACCCAAGATGGAGGGGGTTGTCGAACATTTGTGCGAGGAGTGGAGAAGTCATGCACAACCTAGGAAGAGTGAGGCGTACCCCGGTGCTATAGAATATCGAAATGGTTGGATAAAAGGTTTGGATGATAGAAGGATCAGTTGTGATAGCGAGCATAAGGTGCTATGCTCTGCACTACAGAGCGATGAGGCAATCATGATGACCCATGCGTACAATGATATCTGCGAGGCACTGAGCAAGCGTTATAGGTACGGCGAGGACTACGGTGTGCTATGTTGGTACCATGACGAGGTTCAGGTTGAATGCAAACCTGAGATAGCTGAAGATGTAGGAGAAATCATGAGCAGTAGCATAACAACTGCTGCAGAACAACTAGGACTGGTAGTACCACAATCTGGTACATATAAGATAGGAAGCAACTGGAGTCTAACTCATTGATTCTTATCTTTAATGCATTAGAGAGCGCAGCGAGCGTTCTTCCTTCCTTCCACTTCTTGTGAGCGTCATAGGTGTTGTATATATGTCACATTAATAATCTAATTTATTTAATTTCAGAAAAAATGTCGTAAAAACCTGAAAAAACTGATATACATAGTAGTAGTAGAAGAGTTCTTAGGAGTTGTTTAGAAACCCACCAGACAAGGAAGATATAAGATATGACATTAAACGCTAAATCTACAGGAGACATTAGAAGCAAGTTCAACCCTCTAGAGTCTGGCACATATCCTGCTAGGTTGCTGAATGTTATTGACTGTGGACTACAAGCACAACGTCCATATCAAGGACAACTGAAGAAGCCACAGCCAGAGATCCTAGTGACCTACGAGTTAAACGATGAGTTTATGTCGGATGAAGCGGGTGATCCTGATGAAAGCAAACCTAGGCAGATCAGTGAGTATTTCCCATTCTATTCGTTAGGAGCGGAGCTTGCCAAGTCTACTAAACGCTATAACGCTCTTGATCCTACTGGCGAATTTGATGGGGATTGGACGAAGCTGATAGGTCTGCCAATCATGCTAACAATTGTCCAGTCGCCAGATCGAAAAGACCCAACCCGAATTTATGAAAACCCTACAGCCTTATCTACTATGCGTAGCAAAGATGTAGACAAATTGTCAGAGATGGTAGGAGTCAGTAAGTTATTCGACATTGATAAACCTGATATGGATGCGTTTAATGGGTTGGCACCATGGATGCAGAAGAAGATCGTAGCAAATCTAGAGTTTGAAGGGAGTGATTTACAGAAGTTGATTTCAGGGATTGAGATAGCTGATGTAGAAGATGTAGACACACCTGAGAGTAGCCTAGGAGATCTTGCCTACTGAGTTAGACAAAAGGTGGGGTTGCCAAAGGTGCCCCACCTGCTTTCCACCAGAAAGGATGCTATGAAGGCTCTCATAGACTACGATATTTTAAGATATGAAGTTTCATTTGCTGCTGAAGCATCTTGGAGGTACAGCAACCCAGAGCTAGGATCAGACGCCCTACCTCCTTGGGATTATGTGGAAGCTTGTCTGCACAATAAAGTGGATAAGATCCTAGAGGCCACCGGTGCCACTGATCTTACGATGTACATGACCAATGGCCCCACTTTCCGAGATCAAGTAGCTGTATCGAAACCTTACAAAGGAACGAGAACTAATGTAAAGCCATTTCACTTTAAGAACTTGTCTGTCTATGGCCCTACTACATGGGATTGTAAGGAGGAGCGCGGTCTCGAAGCAGATGACCTGATGGCTATCGAGCACACGAAAGATCCAGACAACACCGTAATCTGTTCGAGGGATAAGGACTTGAGGCAGGTGCCCGGATGGCTTTATAGTTGGGAAGTAGGGAGACAAGCTGAGTTTGGCCCAACCTATATCGAAGAGGCGGGTTCCTTGGATTGGGACCAGAAGAAGAATAAGCTTATAGGGACGGGCTACTTATTCTTCTGTGCTCAGATGATTATGGGGGATAGCGCCGATAATATACCGGGGTTGCCCGGACAAGGCCCTAAAGCTGCTTGGACACTTCTGAACGGTTCTAGAAAACCTAAGATAATGCTAGGGACTATGCGCGATGCCTATTCATCTAGATACAAAGGAGACTATGACTGGAAGGACTATCTAAAAGAACAAGCCCAACTCTTGTGGTTGGTCAGAAGCTACAACCCAGACAATACACCTGATACACTTGCTTGGGAGTTGAAAGGACCATGAGCGGGGAAACGCTCATAAAGGCTAGGTTACCTTCTTTTGACAGCTTACAATATGTTGAGGAGTGGGGTGGTGTGATGTATATTACGACACTCTATGGAGTATACGTGATAGATCCTGATGGTGAACTAGAGTTGATAGATATCTTTACAGGAGGGCAAGTTGCCAGTTAGTAGGCCACGCAATAGCCAGACTTGGACAGAAGCTAGGTTTCATTCGTTCATCACTGGAGCCTTACGCGGCACCCTTCGTCGCTGGGGACCAATCCACAAAGTGAAGAAGAAGGCTAGCATCAAAAGAGGTTGGTACCGCTGTGCGGGGTACAAGTGTAAAGCTCACAAAGTGGAAGCTTCAGTTAAGGTAGGTGTGAAGAGGGTCAACAACATTCACGTTGATCATATTAGCCCTGTCGTTGAGCCAGTTGCTGGGTTTGTTAGCTGGGATGAGTATGTCAAAAGGATGTTCGTAGAGGAGGAAGGGTTGCAAATTCTTTGTAAATCGTGTCACGATCTTAAAACGAAAGATGAAAGGAAGTTGAGGACAAGGAAATGAAAACACTCCTACTGGACATTGAGACGTTCCCACACAAAGTCTACGTGTGGGGTTTATGGGATCAAAATGTAGGGTTGAACCAGATAGTTGAGGCAGGTTACACAGCCTGTTGGGCAGCTAAGTGGTTAGGCAGTAAGAAGATGCTGTTCAGCAAGCACACTGATAAAGATATGCTTATAAGAATGCATGAATTATTGGAAGAGGCAGATGCAGTCATACACTATAATGGTACGAGATTTGATATGCCAACCCTTAATGGGGAGTTTATCATTAATAACCTTAGCCGACCAAGCCCGTATAAGCAAATCGATTTACTTAAGACAGCTAGACGGCAGTTCAGACTTGCTAGTAACAAACTCGATTACGTTGCGACACATCTTGGATTAAGAAACAAAGAAAAGCACAAAGGTATGAGCTTGTGGACTGAGTGTATGGCAGGTGACGATAAAGCTTGGAAGCAGATGGAGAAGTATAACAAGAGGGACGTGACACTGCTTGAGGAAGTGTACAAGAAGTTGTTACCGTGGGTTGATGGGCATCCCAATCAGAGTATGTACGGCAGTTTAGACAAACCTAGGTGCACCAAATGTAATTCAGATAAGCTGCAGAAGAGAGGGTTTTATCAAACAGCTACTGCTATATACCAGAGGTTAAGATGTGGGGATTGCGGCAGTTGGATGCGAGAAAGGAAGAATATAGTGAATAAAAGTGGCATGGATAATGTTGTAACGGAGGTGAGATAATGGATGAAGATATAGAGTACGGCCCAAAGCAACCCTTCTCGAAAGAGCTACATCAGACTAAGTATAGGCAGAAAGGAGAAGACTTCAAGGAGTCCATGAGCCGACAGGCTAATGCTCAAAAGGATAGTGAGGAACACTATCATGCGTATCGACAGTTGATCCTAGAGATGAAATGGCTGCCGCCGGGTAGAGTCCAGAGTGCTATGGGTGCAGCGCGTAGAGTTACACCATACAACTGTTTCGTCTCTCGTAGAATACCTGATAGTATGGTAGGTATAATGGCAGCACTTGCAGAGGCTGCTGAAACAATGAGAATGGGAGGAGGTATTGGCTACGACTTCTCTACGCTTAGGCCCCGTGGTGATCACATTAAGTCGCTTGACTCTAAGTCTTCAGGATCACTCAGCTTCATGGGGATCTTTGATGCCTTATGTAAAACTATCTCATCCAGCGGTCATCGTCGTGGGGCTCAAATGGGTGTACTCCGCGTCGATCACCCGGACATAGAAGAGTTCGTCCACTCTAAACAAAACACAGACAAACTCTCACAGTTTAATATTAGTGTAGGTGTTACGGATCAGTTCATGCAGTGTGTAACTGATGATCTACCATTTGATTTGAAGTTTGAAGGGAGGGTGTACAAGACCATCAGTGCTGTTGAGTTGTGGGAGCAGATCATGCGAAGCACTTGGAACTGGGCTGATCCGGGTGTACTGTTCATTGATCGTATCAATGATATGAATAACCTGTACTATTGTGAGACTATTACGGCTACAAATCCATGTAAACAAGTTCCCTGCATGGCTTGAGGGGTGACCTTCATGACAAATACTCCGTGAATTGCTGGAAACCCTTACGGGCAATCAGCAGCCAAGCCTAGAAATAGGAAGGTTCAGAGACTACACGGTAACTCATTTAAATCACTTCATAGGAAATGATTATGGAAGCTAGTAGAGTAAAGAAGATATTGTTTGGTATTTTATTATCAGATGGAAGTTTAGAGCGTAACCATAAAAGGTTTGATCTATACTCAAAGCAGAAAGAGTATGCTGAGTATGTTCAAACTACGCTATCTAATCTAACACATAACAGGTTCTCTTTGAGAGAGGTGTTTGATGACCGGTTTGGTGTTACAGGTTATAGGGTGTGGTCTACTAAGTCTAAGTATCTATCTAAAACTTATGATATCTTCTACCCTAACAATGGACGTAAAGCTTTGTCTAAGTACATTGCAAACCGTTTAGATGCTGAAGCCTTTGCACATGTTTGGATGTGTGATGGCTACTTAGAACATGCTAAGAACCGTAAGATGGGGAAGGTGCAGAACATAGGATGGTTCTGTTTAGAAGCCTTTCCTAAAGAAGAACTCGAAGTCTTACAAGAGCGTTTAGCTGTCTTTGGCATTGGATCTTCATTGGTTAAGAAACCTTGGGGGTTTGGCTTTAGGATTAGGATTGGAGGAGAGAACTTACAAAAGTTTATCTCTTTAGTGTATCCTTTTATACTACCTTGCTTTCAATACAAAACAGTACTCTTCTATAAGCAGGAAAGTACAGCCTTAGAGTTACCAAGTGCGGAGCACTACGTTAGACTTTATAACGTAGTTGATGATATAGTCCGATACTCTGTGAAAGCAGAGTGAACTCCCTTTGGGGGAACAGCCTCTTCCGCCCTACGGTGCCTGTCTACTGGGCAGTCAAAACCTAGCAGCTTACATCATTGATGATGGTGTTTTGAATGGTGGCCGTAGGTTTGATTGGATTGCATTCACAGCTTCTATCCCTACAATTGTCAGGGCTATGGATAATGTTATTGATCGTGCTACCTACCCACTAACTGAACAGGAGTTTGAAGCTAAAGATAAGAGAAGGATGGGACTGGGTGTAGCTGGCTTGGCTAACGCAGCTGAAGCACTAGGCTACACCTACGGTGGAGTAGAAATGCTAGCATTCACCGAGAAGGTTATGAAGTTAATGTCTAATGAGGCGTACTTAGCCAGTGCTATGTTAGCTAAGGAGAAAGGTAGCTTTCCAGCGTACAGCGCTATGTACTCAAATAGCAAGTTCATACAAAGGTTGGACCCTCATGTACAAGAAGCTATTAAAGAGTTTGGGATCAGGAATAGCCATCTCACTTCTATTGCTCCTACTGGTACTATTAGTCTATGTGCTGATAACATCAGTAGCGGTATTGAGCCAGTCTGGTCTTATGAATACGACAGAATTGTCCAAACCTTTGACGGCCCTACTACAGTGACAGTGAAAGACTACGGATGGGATACTTGGGGGGTGAGGGGGAAGCTTGCTACTCAATGCACAGCTGAAGAGCATCTAGGTGTGTTGATAGCTTGCACCAAGTGGGTTGACAGTGCTGTGTCTAAGACATGCAACGTATCACCCGACATGCCTTGGGACTCCTTCAAACAAATCTATATGACTGCTTGGCAACATGGCTGTAAAGGTATTACAACTTTCAACCCCGGTGGTAAGAGGTATGGTATTCTAGAAACCCCTACGATAGATCAGATACAGGAGGAAGATGGAGGAGCTTGTTACTTCGACCCTGAGACTGGTCAAAAAGAATGCTCATGATGAACTGGGAAGAACATTTAGTATCGATCCAGCAGTTCGACAGTAAGTCTATCGATACGTTATTCTATAAGTCTTCAAGTCAGGTGGTGTCTGGTAAGAAGATCGCTATACTATTCTATGAGCCATCTACACGAACCTCTGCATCGTTCCAGTCAGCTGCGTTTGATCTTGGTGTTAATGTTATAATGATAAATGGTGTAAACTACTCTTCAGTCACAAAGGGGGAGGATTTATCAGATACAATACGAACGATAGGGGCTTACGTAGATCTTATAGTTCTTAGGCACCCTGACAATGATGCTGCTCTACGAGCTATGAAGTGTAGCTCGGTTCCTATCATTAACGCAGGGTGTGGCACTGGTGAGCATCCTACACAAGCATTATTGGATCTGTATACGATCAGAAAAGAGGTGGATACATCTAAGCCTTACACAGTTACATTCTTTGGTGACACGATCAACAGTCGCACAGTTAACTCACTTGTATGGCTGCTGGGGCATGATGACAACTGTACTATGCACACACCCAGCCCTCAATCACTTAAGAACTGGGCAGGTGAAACTGATATTCTATATGTCACTAGGCTTCAAAAGGAGAGGGGTAGTAAAGGCGATTATACAGTGACTATGTCACAACTTGAAGCACTACCTAAACATGCTGCTGTTATGCATCCGTTCCCCCGCAACCATGAGCTACCAAGGGAGTTTGACACTGACCCGCGTGCTGCATACTTCAGACAGATTACTAATGGTCTGACAATACGTAGACGCATACTAGAGGAGATGCTAGCATGGCGATAGTTCGCAGTGATGATTGGTACGCAGAGACAGGAGTGGGAGATAATATGCTTGAGTATAAGGATAAAAAGTTAGATCGTAACCCACCTGACTTAACAACCCCTGCTGATGCTAATTGGCATGATGGGTGGACAGACTATAAGATTGAAGATACTTTGAAAGAGGCGATACCAACTGAACATGGTTGGGCAGTTAATAATGAGACAGCTGAACAGTGGAACCAACGAATGTCTGACAAAGCAATTAAGGAGGTTCTAAAAGGGGCAACAGCTTTAGATAGTATCCGAGGTAAGCCTAAACCGATTGAAGATATTTTGAAAGAGGCAACACCTGCCTTAGAGAGGCAAGCAGGTGGTACACACTATAAGGATTTAGCGATACAGCCAGTAGAGTATTGTGTAAGGAATGGTCTAGGCATGTGTGAAAGTAATGTGGTTAAGTACGTTACTAGACATGCTCTCAAGGGTGGCAAGGAGGACATTCACAAGGCCATACATATGTTAGAGTTGTTGTTAGAACTTAAGTACTGAGTAGTGGACCCGGACACGTCCTTAAACTGTCCTATTTTTACGTCTACTCCATATTTTACGTACTATAAGATAGACCCTGTAAAGCACTAGCAACGCCCCACCTATCACAACTACCTCTTGGGCAGCTGTCGTGACATACTGTAGCCAGAGTGGTAAGCTAACTGCCCCAGTACCTATCGCTACATCTTGGGATATTGGAGGGGGTGTCATCCGATAAACCCCAGATCCCGTAGAGTCTTCATAGTCACTGGGGTATCATCAGGCATACATTTCGCTTTAGCTCTGCGTACCCCTTCTGCTACCTCTTCAGCTGAAGGGACAAACTCATTGCAGCAATAAGGGGTCACCCTCCCAGCCATCTCCGCTCTAAGTTGGTCCTCTGTTCCAGAGAACTTTTCATCAGCCTTCCGTTCAACTTGTTCACCATTCTCGTTATTAACAAATCTAGGGTCGTGCCAGACATAAAAATGCTTAGACTTATACTCTTTGTATTCCATTAGTGAACTCCTGTCCCGCCACCGCCGACAAACATATAATAGAGTGTCAAAGACGCACCACGCCGGTTTTCGATATAGATGGCATTGTTTGTATCGTCGACCGAGATAGTCAATTTTCCATTGGTACCTGTTGTCCCTGCCAAAACGCCTGTTGTAACTTCGAGGGTTCCAACCAAGGTGGCACCGATATCGGCACTAGAGGTCGTTTCTGCTTGCTGTGCAATGATGGAGATCTCGGGTGATTGCAGTCTAAAACCAACAATACCCCCTGTGTTGGGAACGCTAGTGCCAAACATCATAAGACTGTTGCTATCAAATGTAATGTCTGCGTCGTCTTGGTCAATGATATGAACGGCGTTGTCTGCAATGGTAATAGCCCCATCCGTAAAGAATGTCTGGGCGGATAGTTCGCCATTAGCGCCAAATGTTGCTGCAATTTGATCTTGGATATACACTCGAAGTATGTTCTCAGAACCAGTGAGAATGCCAATGCCAGTCTCGCCAGACGGCTCTGTTCCGAAATGGAGTCCGGGTCCGGCGACAACGGATCCGGCCACAGTTCTCTTCGGTATAACCAACTCTCCTGTTGAGCTATCGAATGTCGCTGCTGCCCCTACACCATTACTCCTTAACACTTGCCCGCTAGTACCTGTAGCGATATAGGCTGGGTTGCCATTAGCATCAATGCCTATCAGATTACCATCAGTACCTCCAGCCATCTTAGCTAGTGTCACAGAGTTATCTGCGTAGTCACCAGTGGCCAGCACTGCACTAACACCATCCACCCCTATAGCATCGAGTGCAGCAGCAGCTGTAACAGCCCCTGTACCACCTTTAGCAATTGAGACGGTTGGTAGGAGGTGTACATGATCATCTCTAGCGAATGCTCCAGCAGATCCAGCAGCAGCAGCTGTAAGGCTGACACCTAAAGGTGCAGTGTTACTAGCTGAAGTCGAAGTTGTTGTTACCTCTGCCCAAGATACGCCATTAAGATCTGTATCCATCTTAAGATAGGTGTCAGCTACAGGTATAGTATCGTCGCCAACAAAACCAACTGATGACCCGACTGGTATTAGGATAGCCCTGTCCAGTTGTTCTTGCAATTGCAAGATCATTATGGTTAGTTTGTCTAGAGCCACCTCTTGTGTATCTGCTGAGTATGGGCCTTGGGTAGTTAGATCAATTAGCTGCGTGTAAGGCAGCACTCTTTTGATAGTGATAGTCTCCGTAGAAGGTATAGGTGTTACTTCATCAGCTGGGTAGGTTATAGAACCTGTAGCTGGGTAGCTGGTTAACCCTACGCTGTACTTAGTTGCACCAGTACCTTCAGTCAGGGTAGTCTCTACACCAGTAGCTGTAACTGTATGTATCACTTCTATATCTGTTGAAGCGTAGATAACCATAGGACTAAATGAGAAGGTTGTGGCGACATCATTTCCGGGTAGTGCAGATGTTATCCTACTTGTGCTTGTAACCGTCATACTAAATTACCTTCTTCCTCAATGTCTTGATCCGTTCATTAGCCTCTGCGAGCCAGCCAGCATCGTCCCCCAAGACAGCCTCTCTAAGGCGGCTAGGTGTAACCTTAGCTTCTAGGTCGCGAATTT